ATAATTGTATTAGATACTTCATTTTCCATCCACATATCACTTTCTGCTATATAAGAGAAAGACAATTTCCAGCTTCTTAATCCTTTTCTTCCTAAACCACTTTTAACTTTTTGATTAAAGTCATCGCCTGTAGTATCAAGTTCAAATGGTGGGTATTTATAAGTAGTACCATCTGCATTGTTCATAGTCCATTCAGTTGCTCCATCATAATAAATGTTGGCTAAAGTTTTACCACCTATTGTTTTTTGTTTTTTAATACCATCAAATCGTCTTGACATTGTAAGGTTAAGGTCAGGCGAATTAGGACAATCAAAATACTTACCTACTACAAAAGAACCAAGTTGATGGTTATATGTATCAGTATAATCGTTTTCATAATAAACACTAAATTGACTCCAGTAAGCATCAATAGGTTCACTATCGCCTGTTCCTACCTGCCAAATGCTTGTTCCGTTGTATGTAGGTGCAAGTTTGTTTCCTGACCTTTCAGCGTTTAAAATTATAGCCTCAAAATTGTTATTGTTTGTAAAATTTGTATATGTTTGAGTAATGCCATCATATCCTAAAATTTGTGGTTTTAAAACATCACTTGCTAAGTTGTGATTTAATAATCCACAAAAATTAACAGGAAAAGATGTTTTAGGTGGATTTTCAGTTGTTGAACCAATTAAAAAAACAGCTTTAGGTGAGCTTTCTACCCTTATTTTAGCATTAGAACAATTCATATATAACAATTCTGCACCACTTACTTTATCGGTTTGCTCTCTATTCCAACCAAGTTGTCCTGTGGCGTGTAAAAATGTAGGCATATCTACATAAAATCTTGGCGTTTTAACTTGCTTTCCCATTAATATCCTCCTGAACTACCACCACTTGTAGATGTTGGTTTTCTTCGTTTTGTTTTTTTAATTTTTGTTTTATCTACTTTAGGTAGATCATAATCAGGTAAATTGTATTTAGTTTTATTGATGATGCCTTTTTTAGATTTATCTTTAAAGTTTTCCCAAGTAACACCTTCTACATTCATTGACCAATCTTGATTTTCCCACTTTGGTTTTACTTTTATAATATTTGTTGAAACTTTTTTAGCTTCTATATCTGCAACAATAACACTTTTAATTTCAACTAATCCTTCATAAGTAAATAATTCTGTTTTTTCTATAGGTATTTGTTGTAATGTAAATATAAGCATTTTACTATTACTGCCTTGTAAAAACCAACCTTCAGGTAATTGTGGCGTTATTTCTGCTTTACCAATATAATTAATCTCTATACCCATAATACCTATATTAGAATCTATAGAACAAGAGCCATCATTACATATTATGTTAGCATTACCTTCTGATATTTTAACTTTATTTTTTTCGTTTATTTCTGATAATTTCATTATTGGTTTCCTAAAATTATATCCACTAATTGTACTACATCTAAAACATTGATGATTTCATCATCATTAACATCTCCAGCTGAAAATTCTGCATCTGATAAATCTGTTAAACCTAATATAAATTGAACCATAGCAACTATATCTAAAATATTAACTACTTGGTCGCCTGTAATGTCACCTTGTGCTAAAAAAGGTATAAAACTAAAATCTAAATACTTTGTATTTGCTAAATCGTTATAAATATCTACTTGCATAGTAAAGTGTATTTCAAATGTAAAACCATCATATTGTTCTGCTAATTCTAAAGTATTTTCTATTGCATTAGTTAATGTTACTGAGCCACCATAATTATCATCATTTTGTATTATTGTTTCATCAAATATAGTATAATTCAGATGAGGTATTTCGCCTATTTCCCAACTTCCATTTTCATAAGTAGTACTCGTATCTCCGTGTTCTAAATCTACACTTCCAGCAGGAACATTAACTTCTCTCAACCAATAATTTACATCAATATCACCTTGAATATCAGTATCTATAATAGCAGTTAATGGTTCTGTTGCAAAATTAGTTCCTGTTGCCCAATTAACATTTAATATAGTTTCACTTTCAACTTCAGGTTCATATATATCTTGTTCATAAGGATTTGCAATAATATAATTAGAAGCCATTTCATCATCAAAACCAAGTTCACCTCTATGTATTTGTACTGCTTCAATACTTACCTTATCTAAAGACTTTGTTATTTTATTTACAAAGAATATTGGATATACTGGTTGCCCATTCTTAATAATCTCTTGTGTGTAATCTTGACCAAACGCAAGTTTACCACCTATAAGTTCATCAAACCTTATTGTATCTCCTATTTCAAGATTCATATAACTTGGAGGTAAATCTATTTTAGCTATAAGATGTTGATTACAATGCCACATTAATAGTTTTCTTTGTAATTTTCTTGCAGTTAATTCATCTCTAATATATTCACTTTCAAATTCTAATTTAGCATCTTCTGATTTTAATCCATAATAATCTATATCATAATTATTATCAGAATCATCAAATGTGTATGTAACATCTTCTAATGTAGGTCTAATTGTACCATTATTATCTGTGATACCATATCCTGTTTCTTCTAAATAATCTCCTGATCCATAATCTTTTTTATACTTTACATTCACTTGGTTTTTAACATCATCTAATTTAGTTAAAGAAAATGAATACTTAATTATATCTTCATTATTAATAACAGGATACTGTGTAAAGTCTGTTTCTTTATCAACCATATACAAGAATTTAAATTCACCTTTACTATTAAAAGCAGGTATATAAACTGACGATTTAAACAATCCTTCTACAAAAGATTTAGCTTCTTTTTGTTCATTAAGAGTAAAACTTTGAATCCAATTATCTTCTATATCTACATCAGGTAATTCTACATTACCCTCATAATTAAGTTCGTTTTTAAGTATATCTGCTAATATAAATTGTGGTTTAGCTATAGGTTCGCCTGAACCATCTATTCTACCTACAATACTTGCAAAATAATCTTGATTATATATATCAGTAATTAAACAATCTTGTAATGTGTAAAAGTTATTAAGGTTAGCCATAACTGAAGAAACTTGTTGCTGACTACCTCCTTGACTTTTAATTAAAGGCATACCCCATTGAATACTGTCATAAGCATTAGTTGTGCCGAAACCTATAATAACATTATCATAATCAGTACCAGCTATACCATTTAAATTAGTATTAGAAGTTTCATATCTTCTTTCTGATTCATTTATATGAAAAGAATGTTCCTGATTAGGAACTTGACACTCTGTAACCCAATCTTCTGTATCGTAATATTTGTGCCAATTATTATTGTCATTATCCATATCGTCAAATTCATAGTTGTTTTCTTTATCTGTATTTAATAATTGTTTTTCAACCCAAAAACTTACTGGTTGATACCTTAGTCTTGAAGATAAAAATATATCATCATCTTGGTAATCTATTGTATAATGTTCATTTTGTGGAGTTGTATATTGTATATGATAAAGTATTTTAGTTACACAAGGATAATCGCCTATGTCTTTGTTTAATTCTAATCTTGCATAAGCTCCACCACTTTCAGGGTGACTTGTTCTTATTTGTGAGTTTATATGCAAACCTGTATTATTACGATTATTTTGTATTAAGTCTACATTAAAATTACCATCATAACCTGCTTCAACGTGGTTTTGGTCAATAGTTTCTGTAAATTCACCTTCTTGTGTTACATTATCATTAATGTTTGTAGCTTTCCACCAAGTTTTATCGCCTGTATCCCAATTTTCATCATATTTACTATCTAAATCAGAATTATCATTATCATCACCTAAAACATTAACTACTTTAGTAATATTGTCTAATCTATCATTTGTATAACCATAAAACTTATTAGATGACCTTACAAAAGTATAATCATCTTCACCTGAAATAGTTGATTTTCCGTGATTTTTTGCATAAAAAGATACTTTTTCTACAGGTCTATATATTCTTGTAGGTAAACCTATTTCTCCTGTTCCTACTAATACATCTTCTTCTTCTGTATATGATTCATATAAAAATGAATTTTCATTAAGATTAAATTTAGCACTACCATTTGCATTAGCATTTTCAAAAGTATATATATTTGTTTCTAAATTAGGATACTCTCTTGAACCAAATTTCTTTGCTAATTCTTCCATAATAGGCATATAACCATCATTATATACAGATAGACTTGCATTTTCATTTAACCAATTATGAACTATTAAAACGTGTTGGCTGTCTATGTATGGATTTTTAAATGATATTTTATTTGCAGCGTTCCATACATTAAATAATTCTTCATTAGGTTTATCTAATTCTATGTCGTTTAATTTGTTTATAACTGTTGGACTTTTATCAACATAACCATATACCATAGGGTAAGGTTGTCCAATTTGTTCATCACTATATAAATCTTTATCTTGTAATGTAGTAGATGGTATTTGTGTTGTTAATTTTTGTTGTGTTAGATCTTCTAAAGTAAGGTTCAAAGTTTCTGACGATTGACTATAACGCCTAATTGTGCCAGTATAGACAAGTAAACACTCATCTAAGGTATCTATACCATTAGAAGTATAATATACCTGTACAACAGCATTTAACAAAGATTGTACATCATCACTAAATATCTTGCCGTTATATTGATTGTTAGATATAGATAAGGATACACTTGATATAGTGTATTTTGAATTTATAATATCGGCTGAAGATTTGATTGAAGGACTATTAAGCAGTAAAGGGTTATACGCCTCACCACCTATGTTTGTTTCCTTAATTGATAAATTAATTACTTCTGTTGCCGAATCTAAT